AGAGGCATTTAGTGTAGATGATAGTGAATGGGAAGTTGATTGGTATGATATAGGAACTTATGAGCAAACAGGTTTTGATAATGATAGAAAGCCTGTTACTACTACTATGTATCGTTGCAAGGCTAAGTTGAAAAAGATAAGTCCATTTCAGAACTTGGAGATAACTAGAAGGAATTTGATAGAGGATTTAAAAGAAATGGCTGTATACAAACCTAAAGTAAAAACAAAACTGAATGGACAGGACACTACCGCGCATTGTCTAGAGATTGGCGCATACGATTTACACTTAGGAAAAATAGGTATAATAGGGGACGAATATTCTATGGATATTGCTCAGGATAGATTGTTGTCTGCTATACAACATTTATTAAAGAGGGCATCTGGATTTACGATTGACCAGATTTTATTTGTGGTAGGTAATGATTTCTTAAATACTGATGGAGACAAGCCTATTCCAAGAACAACTAAAGGAACTCCTCAGTTTAATAGTGACCACCATATAGAGATGTATAAACGTGGTAGAAAATTAATCTGCACTGCTATAAACGAACTGTCTAATTTATGCCCTGTTCATGTGGTTGTTATGCCTGGTAACCACGATGAGGAGTGTATAATGTACCTAGGGGACGCATTAGAGCTGTTCTACGAGCATAACGAGAATGTGGTGATAGATAACACTAGACCGCTTATGAAAGGCTTTAAATACGGAAATAATTTAATTGCCTTTGACCACGGTCATAAGATGAAAGCTGATAAAGCTGTTCAGATATTACCTCAAAGGTTTAGGGAAATATGGAGTGATGTGCGCTATGTTGAGTTGCATCGGGGGCACTTGCATGGCGTACACCATAAAAAGATTGGAGCTACTAGTGAGCTTAGTGGTATTACTGTTAGGAACTTAGGTAGTATGGCGGCTACTGACCAATGGCATGATGATAAAGGTTTTATAGGGAATGTAAAAAGAGCACATGGATTTATATGGTCAAAGCATAATGGCCTTCAAGCTGAATTGTTTTATAATGTTCCTATATAATTTGTATATTTGCGACCCTTTTTGTATCTTTAATATATGCCTATCAAAGTACAAAACACTAAAACTTTAATAACAAAACCCAATAACAATAGCGCAGACTGTATTGCACCTAATATCATATATGGTTGCTTTGGTGGTTGTGTAAACACATATTGTTATATGTCTAGATATAATGGTGAGCGAGTGTTTGTTAATAAGAATGTAGATGATATATTTAATTCTGTAGTTGAATGGGAAACTAAATACACTAAGATACCCAATCAACAAGACCCTGTCTACACCATGGTTGATGTTGCTTGTAATTCTGATTTAGTACTGATGCAAAAACATTTACCAGAATCATTACACGATTATTTAAAAAGATATGACAACCACCCTCAACTTAACAGTACTATGGCTACTAAATATCCTGGATTGTTAAAGTTAGATGTTAATCATTTTAATAAAAAACCTAGAGTAAGGGTTAGTGTTATGCCTCAGGTTTATTCAGATATACTAGAACCTAAGATGCAATCTATAAAATCTAGAATAGAAGATATAAATAGATTAAAGTCATTGGGTTGGGAAGTGCATATAAATTATTCGCCTGTAATATTTTATCCAGGCTGGGAAGATGAGTACCGCGCATTGTTTAATGAAGTTAAAAAAATAGCAGGAAAAAATAAGTGTGAAGTAATAGCTTTAACTAATCATGTTAATCAAATGATTAGAGCAAATGAAAAAGCTAAAGAGCTTATGCAATATTCATCTGAGATTAAAAACAATAGTGGAGTAATGAGATATCCCTTAAGATATAAAACACAATGGTTGTATAAGTTTAAAAACATATACAAAGAATTCTTTGAGATAGATACAATTAGATATATATTTTAAAAAAAGGGAGCGATTAGATGGTATACCAAATTCTGCTCCCTTTCAAAACAATAAATAAAAAAAGAATTACAACAAGTCGTGTAGACTTTGAAGTCTAACTTGAAGTTTTTTGTATTTACTTATCTTCATTTTTAAATCCTCTACCTTTCTGTAAAGCATATTGTTTTCTTTTTTTAATTCTTTTATAACATCATCTTGATTATATTCTATTTCCTCTACCATTTCTGATAAACTTTCTGCTGCTTTAAAACATTTGTTATATATTTTTTTGTAATAATTTAACATTAATAAGCTAGCATGCTCTCTTTCATAATGCAGTATAGTTGAATGGTCTCTATTTAAATACTTTCCAGTTTCTATAGTTGTTAATCCAAAAACTCTTCTTAATAAATTACCTACACACATGCGCACGTCACCTATTAATCTAGTTCTTGAAGTACTTAATAACTCTTCTTTTGTTATATCTCCTAGTCTGCAAGCTAATGCAACTATTTTTTCTATGTTTTCTCTGTCAATAATTTTGTTTTGAAATTCTCTTTCTTTAATATAATTTGTCATTGTTTTTTATTCTGTATACCCATCCTTCATTTCTTTTTGTAATTCATCTATTACTTCAAGTTTCCTTTTCTCCGTTGCTGTTTCTTTGCTTAATATAAGCTCAAGAAAATATTGATAATGCCTATCGTAATCTTTTTGAGCATCTTCTGTAAATTTAGCGCCTATGTATTCTTCGTATGTTTCTTCATACGCTGACCAACCTAAGTCTTCATATTTTTTTTCTACTTTTCTTCTTGATAGTAATGCCGCCAACTGTTCAGCATGTACCTTTATAGTTGTATATCCCATATCATAATAGTTTTAAATGTTTTTGTCTTACTTGTTCATTAAATTCTTTGCTGGATTCAGCCTTATCATGACATTGTCTGCAGAGTGCAGCGAGGTTTTCTATAAAGTCTTTGGTCTTGCTGCCACCCATCTTTCTTGCATCAATATGATGGATGTCAACAGCTCTACTTCCGCATGTAGTACATGGTATGAAATCTTGCATACCATAACCAAAATGTTTTAGATATATTTTCGTGTGCTTTTTCAATTATTCTTTATCAGTATAATCGCCTGAAGCAATTAAATTATCTGTTTTAGTTTCGTTGAAATATAACCACGCATTATATATCTTACCGTTCAAAGTTTCTATAGGAACCTTTTTCCTTTTATACCACGATGGGTGCCCTTCCAACATATCTAAGGTAAACAAAATTTTTGGACTGACCAAATATAATTCCCCATATATCTGTGAAACGCTCTCATTTTCAGACACATAGGGAATTCCATTTGCGTACATAGCATAGTTGTTAACAGTCCTTCCTATATCAATAATTTTACAATCCATAATCAACCTGTGATTATGATACCCCTGCCTTAAGGTGCCATATACAAATACTATCTCCATTATATCTCACATATTTTATCTTCATTATAATCTTGTGGCAACTCGCCCCCATGAACATAAGCTTTGTAATCTATAATAGCTTGTGTATACATAAGTCTTCCTGCTTTTAACATATCTTTAGACATTTTATACACACATATACAGTAGGGTTTTGATTTCTCTATTGCATATATATAGTAGTCTTTATAACCTAAAGCGTCACAATAGAACGCCGCTTGCATGTGATACTTTTGATTAATAATAGTTTCTTTAAAAGTTTCTGGACTTGCGTCTCTTGTTGTTTTTAAATCAACTATATATTTATCTCTAGTATTTACAGCATCTAACTTTCCTTTACAAAGTATATCATGCACCTCATTCTTCCATAAATATATCTTTTCAAATTGAGTACAATTTTCTAATAAAGAATAATGTTTGCTTGCTTTTAAATGAGTATTCATACCCTGCATTAATGAAAAATCTTTGTAAGATATAGCTGTTCTATTGCCTAAAGTTTCATTAAACCTTTGCAACATATTTTTTCCTATTGTAGTTCTTCTATCAACACCGTCTGGCTCTACCGCATAATGCTTACTAAACTCTTTGTCTTCTAATACTAACATATGAAACGCTGAGCCAAACTTCATTGGCGCCGTTTCTTTAATAGGATTATCTAACACATGTTGAAAAGCTCTAGGACATTTATCTATAAACATCTTTAATGTAGAGTTTGTCATATACATATGGTCATCATAATAGTTTAAGTCTGTAACCTCATTATCTATTATGGGCGTCATCTTTAACACCTCTTTCTTTTTAACTTCTTTTTTCTTAGCCATAATTATTTACTTAAAATTTTACCTAACCATGTGTCCATACCACTATTAATTTCATCAGCACTATAATAATCTACATGTTTAGTAGAGCCATCTTCTTGTTGTGTTGGTATAGTTGTGTATGGTATTAACTCATATTGTGCAACCATAGTTTTTGTTCCCCATCTATTAGGCACAGGTATGTCTGTACTATTAATAGCATATCCATCTTTTCTTAATTCAAATATAGTTGCTGACAACCTAGTGTTTCCTAGGTCTCTTATTGCTTGTAGACTTGTTATTGTTTTGTGTTTTTTTAGATACTCTAACAGTCTTGTGTAGTGGGTTCCCCCGCTTCGTCTTTTTACTTTTGACATTTTCTTTTCCTTTTATTGTTATTAATACTCCAGGTTTATCCTTGCTGTATTCATATGTATCAAATATAGGTAGGAGGTGGTCAGAGCTGTCATCTTCCAACCAGTCGTATTTAACCATCAAATCCTGCACAGTCTGTAAAGGATTAACGTAATCGAACTTCCTCCTAGACTTCCTATAAAATTTGAAATGAATTACATAAGGGGTATTAAACCTTTTTATAAATTCTTTAAAAGGATATGTGTGTTCTAGATATTCTTCTTTAGATGTCTTTATATAGCGCATTGTAGTCTTACTATGAATCAGGTACTTGCCTGTCCATCTCTTTCCATTCTTACTTGAAGGTACGTTGCCGTTAATAAAGATTTCTAAATCATTCATATTCTACTTCATTGGGGTCTGGTATGTATAGTCCTAAGGACGATGATGCAAACCTTTTGATTTCTTCTATGTATTCAGTCATCTCTTGGTTGCTCAACTTAGTAGTTGATTTCATTCCGTCTACCCAAATTCCTTTTATCTGATATCTAGTACGAAGAAACATTGATTTTAATATTTCGTGTGCTTCTTCTTTATCATATCCTGTTTCATTTGAGACTAGCTTGACAACGACTGCCCAATAATAAGAGTTAAGGTTCAGGCTACGCCTGTTCTTTTGCTCCCGAATAGTAATGTATACATTCTTACCCTCATTATTGGACAAGTCTTTGTCAAACTGTTCTCTGTCTTGGAAAGTAATCTTTCCGTTTTTAACAAATGCTTTGTGCTTATATATCATTAGCACTCGCAATTTTGTGTCCCAAAACCTAAGTTAAGGACGACTAATTTAAAACATCTGCGCGAGATATCAAACTTTAATTCAAATAAAGTGATACCTAAAAATCTACATTCAATTTTAAACTTGTCTTTTTGTCTCAAATTTGAGCCAAAGTAATTTATTAATCTCATAATTAAAATGGTGTTTGAACTTCTGAAGACGGCGATGAGTTTAATTTCAATGCTGCTTCATAAGCTGCTCTATCCTCAGCTGACAAAGGTTTGTTAAAACTTTCTTTGAAAGTAATCTTTTGTCCCTTAGGATTAGCAAATTTATATTCTGTTCTTGACTTTATTACTGGCGCATTGGTGTCTTTGTCTGTAGTCCAATACTCCCTTGACGCTAAACAAACTTCAACGGTGTTGCCTATAATACTATTGGCTGCCATTTGTGGGTCTGTGTAGGTCGTAGCCCCTGCTGCTATTAAAAAGTTTTTAAATATACTAGTTCTTACTTTAGCTGCTGCTTCACTTGTATGTGAATCAACACCATTAAACTTTAAAAATGCTGCTCCACTTGGATTTTCTACAATAAATTCAAAGTAAGGAGTACCTTGATACCCCGCATTTTCATCACTAGTTTTAAAACTTTTAACAGTAACAGTGTGAGCTCCTGCTTTTAAATAACTCGATTGTGTGTTTGTATTCGATGTTACGTCGGTTTCTTCTAATTTTGGAAACATAATTCGGTTTTTTTAAATTAACAATTTTATTTATAATACTCTTCACATGCTTCTACAACTTTACCTAAGTTGTTTGGAATGTGTAAACTGTCAAACATACCCATAGGACTCTTTGCAGAATCTCTACCTGTGGTGTTTGTTCTAAATGTGTATGTGACTCCTTCATCAGTTGCTCTTACATCTGTA